CCCCCCCCGTATAAAAACGCCCTACTTCCCTAAGCTATAAACGACCCAAAGCGAGAGAGTGATATCACTTGAATTCAAATTTTTTTTCGCAAATTTTTTGAAGGTCTCAGGATTTGATAGTATAGTACTTTACTAAAACTTGGTTTTGATATATAATCCCAGTAGGGAATTTAATATATGAGAAAAAATTTTTCCGAACTTAAAAGCACCATAGAGGTTGATCCAGTCACTGGAGAATACTACACAAGAATTCCCGAATGTGTTATCAATGACCAGGGATGGTTTGAAGATACAGAATTAGGATGGCAAGTTGAAGGCGATGAAATTATCATTACGGAGATTGGATGAGTACTAAGGAACTAGCGATCTATCATGTATATCTAAGAGGAGATGTACTTTTCAAGTGTTTAGAGGAAGAAGACTTCAAGGTTATATGGGATAAGATTCATCATGAATTTTTCAAAGAAGAGTTATCATATGAGAGAGTATGTTTAGATGCATATGGTAATGAGATACCTTGTTTAATTGGGGAGAATAGTTTTTGAACTATAGAGTCATTGATAATTTTGCCCCTGAGGAATACTTTACAGAGCTGTATGATTCTGTAATGGATAATAGTTTTCCATGGTCATTTCAACAGAAAGTAGCAACTGAGGAAGATGATCCAAATGGAGAACAGTTTTATTTCATACATGAAACATACCATCAATTAACGGAGAAGTCTCTATTTCATCATAGGTTAATACCTATGTTTGAGAATATAGAGATGAAGGCATTGATTAGATGTCGAGTTATCATGTATATGAATCAAGGTAAGAGAATTATTCATGCACCACATGTTGACACAGGATATAGTCATAAGAGTGGATTATTGTATTTGAATACATGTAATGGATATACTCGTCTTGCAAATAATGATTGGAAACCAGAGGATGGGCAAGGTGAGGAAGTATTCAGTGAAGGCAATAAGGTTATGAGTGTTCGTAATCGATTATTGTTACATGATGGAAGCATACCGCATTGTAGTACGACATGTACAGATCAACGGATGCGTATCCTAATTGCATTCAATTATTTTTAAAGTCTTCTATTGACTTTTAGTTGAATGTAGATTAAAATACTCTTGTAATTACAAAACACATTAATGGGAAAAGGATTTACAGTCAAAGCGAAATCCCCTGTTGCAAAACCAAAAGAACCCGAATGGGATTATGATAAAGCACGGGAGATGATTCGCAATAAAACAGTGGTATTCTGCCTACCAGGGCGCGGAGTATCCTATGCTTTCCTGAAGAGCTTTGTACAGCTATGCTTTGATCTGGTACAAAGTGGAGCAAGTATCCAAATCTCTCAGGATTATTCATCAATGGTCAACTTTGCTCGATGCAAGTGCCTCGGTGCTAACGTCCTTCGTGGTCCAGATCAAAAACCATGGGATGGTAAACTTGATTATGATTATCAACTATGGATTGATAGTGATATCGTCTTTAACTCGGAGAAGTTCTGGCAACTAATCCTCATGGATCAAGATATTGCTGCTGGTTGGTATTGCACTGAAGATGGGCGTACAACCTCGGTTGCACACTGGATGGAAGAAGATGATTTCCGTAATAATGGCGGTGTCATGAATCATGAAACGCTTGAAAGTATTGCAAAGCGTAAGAAACCATTCACTGTTGATTACACTGGTTTTGGTTGGGTACTAATCAAGCATGGTGTATTTGAACACGAAGGTCTACCTTATCCTTGGTTTGCACCTAAGATGCAGGTATTTGAATCTGGTGAAGTTCAAGACATGTGTGGTGAAGATGTATCATTCTGCTTAGATGCAAAAGAAGCAGGTTTTGAAATCTGGTGTGATCCACGCATTCGAGTTGGTCATGAAAAACAACGAATTATTTGATATACTAGATGGGGATAAAGTTCTTTATGAGAACCTAACCCAAGATCAATACTTTGATACGATAGAAGATCTTGCTCAAGACTTCTATCAAAATGGTGGAAAGAATCCACAAAATTTGAAAACCGTTATTAAAAAAGGTGAACCCTAATGGCACGATCTAAAATTGGACTCGGTGGTGAGGCATTTGTTGAGTCACAACCGAAAAAATCTCGTCAAGGCAACGGTAAGCATACCAAATATGCCGCAACTTCTCGTAATAAAGCACGGAAGCGTTATCGTGGACAAGGTAAGTGAATTAAAACTTTTAAATCATCGCCATCATGATAACTTCATATCTGAATTCTTATTTGATCCATCAGAACTGAATTTAGATGTAGTTATTGATTACTTTGAAGCACTTCATGAGAATGGTGCTGCTGTTGTTCCAAGGAATAATGTAGCAAAAGATGATCAATTGTTTTTATCTGGTGTTATAGGTGGACTTTACGGTCCATCTGTTTCAGAACTTACGATTAGTGATAATAATATCTTTGCCATTTACCGTCATTGGCAAAATATATCTAAAATTTGCTTTGATTTGTACTTTGATAAGTATGAAATCTTTAAAACTAAGCAATTAGAACATGTAAATGCCAAAATTCAACGAACAAAACCATCTGGTGGGTTTCATCTTTGGCATCATGATGGTGGATCACCACTTTGGCATCGTCAATTAGTAACTTTACTCTATCTAAATGATGATTATGATGCAGGTGAAACAGAATTCTTATATCAATCAGTAAGAATTAAACCACAAGCAGGTAAATTTATCATATTTCCTGCTCAATGGACTCATATGCACCGTGGAAACCCTCCAATTGGCGGTACAAAATACATTTTAACATCGTGGGTAACTGAATTTCCCACTGCAGCGTCAAAATAAGACTCGGATTTCTTAATCTGGGTCTTTTTTTTGTCTAACCTCTATAAATAACCAGAGCAATACTATTAAATAAACCTTTTAGATGGCAATAAAGCGCACATCTCAGTCGTTTAAAGACATTAGTTTCTCTTTTGTACCACATCCTGTTACAAAAGATCTACCTGTCTTGGTAAATGAACGCGCAATTACAAGAGCAGTACGGAATTTAGTTGAAACAATTCCAACAGAAAGGTTTTTTAACTCTGATTTAGGTACTGATATACGCGGAAGTCTATTTGCAAACTACACTCCAAGTCTTCCACGCATTATTGAGAACCAAATTAATGAAACTGTCAATCGTTATGAACCTAGAGTCGCAAACTTAAGGGTTAATCTTGATTCATATATTGATCAAAATGCATTTAATGTGACTGTAACCTTTGATATTGTTGGACTTGATGCTCCAACTCAAGAATTTACCTTCCTCTTAGAGCCTACCAGATAATAATATGCCATTTACACAGTACACAAGTTTAGATTTTGAGGAAATAAAAGCCCAGATACGGGATTTTCTTCGTGCAAACAGCAATTTTACTGATTTTGACTTTGAAGGGTCCAACTTTTCGGTTCTAATTGACACTTTAGCGTACAATACTTACATTAATGCCTTTAATGCGAACCTAGTTGCTAATGAATCGTTCTTAGATTCTGCTTCAATTCGTGAAAATGTGGTTTCATTAGCACGAAACATTGGTTATGTACCTACATCAAGGACTGCAGCACATGCTGAAGTGCATTTTGAGGTTGAAACAGACACTTCTGAACCTATCATCTACTTGAATCCAGGTTTAGTCACTGTTGGAGTGTCTGATGGCAGTACTTTTACCTTCTCAACCACTGAAGAATATCATGCTTCAGTAAAAGTTGTTGGAAAAAACACTGATGGTACTGATAAAAAGGTTGCAACCTTTGGAAGTGTTGAAAATCCAATTCAAATTCATCAAGGAACCTTCCTACAAAGCAGATTTAGGGCAAACAATGGGAAAGATCAACGCTTTATACTTTCTAACCCCAATATTGACACCTCAACCATTAAAGTTTTTGTTTCTACTGAAGCAGGAGTGTTGGGAAGAGAATGGCAAATGGTTGACAACATCTTAAATATTGAAAAAACCTCCGAAATCTTCTTTATTCAAGAAATTGGTGATGAAAATTTTGAAATTCTCTTCGGTGATGGTATTTTTGGCAAAAAATTAGAGAATGGAAGCATCATTACAGTCAGATATATCGTAACTGACGGTAAAGACGGCAATGGAGCAAGGGAATTTAGTTTCCAAGGTTCATTTAGTGATAAACCCCAGAGTCAAGTGGGTGGTAAAGTTGTTTTACCTGCTGCTGGAGTGGTTGTTAACACCGTCAATGGCGCTAGAAATGGCGCTGAGATAGAGGATGTACGCTCTATCAAGTACTTTGCCCCTAGACTGTACTCTTCGCAGTACAGAGCGGTTACAGGGCGTGACTATGAGGCGATTATTCAGTCAATCTTCCCTCAAACTGAGTCTGTTGCTGTAATTGGTGGTGAAGAATTAAGTCCACCACAGTTTGGTAAGGTGCAAATCAGCATCAAACCAAAAAATGGTACTTATGTTTCTGATTTTGATAAGCAACAAATCAAAAACAAGTTAAAAAATTATGCAATTGCTGGAATTAACTCAGAAATTGTAGATCTTAAGGTTCTTTATGTTGAACTTGATTCAACGATCTACTATGATACCTCAAAAGTATCAAATCCTGATCAGTTAAGTGCAAGTATTACAGATACCTTATCAACTTATTCAAAAACTGTAGACATCAATAAGTTTGGTGGAAGATTCAAGTACAGTAAGATCCTACAATTGATCGATAGAGTTGATAATGCAATTACTTCAAACATTACTAAGGTCAAGATCAGAAGAGATCTAAAGGCATTGAAGAATCAGTTTGCACAGTATGAACTATGCTTCGGTAATAAATTCCACATCAACCCCGAAGGATATAATATCAAGAGTACTGGATTCACTGTAGGAGGTTCTTCTGATTTGGTATTCTTAACTGATGTTCCCAATAAGACTGCTGATGGTAAATTAGATGGCAGTAATAAGGGTATTATCAGTGCGGTTTCTCGTAATGAAAAGGATGAACTAAAAGTTATTGTGAAATCTGTAGGAACTGTTGACTACCACAAGGGTGAAATATTACTGAATACTATCAATATCACCTCAACTGTTGCAGATAATGATCTTATTGAGATCCAGGCGTTCCCAGAATCTAATGATGTTATTGGATTGAAGGATTTGTACATCACATTTGATGTTTCAAATTCTAGAATAAATATGGTTAAAGATGTAATTGCTTCTGGAGAAGATGTTTCTGGCGTCATATTCTCAAGAGACTATTACACATCAAGCTACTCTAACGGAGAACTAGAGAGGAAATAAATGACCATAGGGATTGACAAAAGAGTTCAAATTAACAAAATCATAGAGAGTCAATTACCTGAATTTGTCAGGTCTGATTTTGAGAATGCGACTGAATTTTTCAAACAATATTATATTTCTCAAGAATTTCAGGGTGGACCTTCAGATTTAATTGATAATCTGGATCAATATCTTAAGTCTGACAATCTTGTACCTGAGGTTGTTTATGGAAAAACAACTCTCTCCTCAGATATTGATGCATCATCTACCACTCTAAGTGTTACTTCAACAAAGGGGTATCCTGATGAGTATGGTCTCCTTAAGATTGATGATGAAATCATCTCTTATACTGGTAAAACTGACACTGAGTTTACTGGTCTCATCCGTGGTTTCAGTGGTGTCACTGGTTACAATGTTGGAATTGCAACTTCTTTCGATTATGTCAATCGTCAAAATCTAAAATTTGAAGATACCAGTTCAGCAAGTCATGCTTCTGGTGCAGAAGTAACTAATTTAAGTGTACTTTTCATTCAAGAGTTTTATAAAAAACTCAAGAAAACCTTTCTCCCTGGATTGGAGAACAATGATTTTACCAAAGACTTAGATGTTGGTAACTTTATAAAGCACGCTAGATCTTTCTATCAATCTAAAGGTATTGAAGAATCCATCAGAATCCTCATGAAGGTTCTGTTTGGTGAGCCTGCAGTTATTCTTGATCTAGAAGAAAGACTCATTAAACCTTCTAGTGCAGAATATATCCGCAGAGAAGTTATTGTTGCTGATAGAATCAGTGGTGATCCTCAGAAGTTGGTTGGTCAAACGATTACAAAATCAACTGACACATCTACCACTGCATCTGTATCTGAAGTTGAAATTTTTACCAGATCTGGTATTAGCACTTCAGAACTTAAGTCTTACTTTAAGATTTCACTATTCGTTGGATACAATGATAGAGATCTAATTGAAGGAACATTTACTATTCCTGGCAAAACTAAAGTTCAAGAACCCGTATCTACTGGTTCTTCAATCATCACTGTTGACTCTACTATTGGATTTGGGCAAACAGGATATGTCTTAGTTGGTGATAATACTGTAACTTATGGGTCAAAATCTGTTAATCAGTTCTTTGACTGTGAAGGTATATCCACCAATATTGGTATTGGATCTGATGTGAGATCTGATGAAGTTATTTTTGGATATGAAGATGGTGATATTACAAAGAGAGTTGAATTAAGAATCACTGGTGTACTCTCTGAATTTGAAACTGTCTCTGATATTTCTCTAGTTAATGAAGGACAGAGAATATATGTCAAGAATGTTGGTGAAAAGATTCTTAATCCAACTAATGAACCAACATATAAGCAAATTTTTGCCAATTCCTGGATTTACAATACTAGTTCCAGATATCAAATTAGAGAAGTAAGTGGTTCTACTCTTGCATTGATATCTCCAATTGATAAGTCTAGTTTGAAAGTTGGTGATAGTGTTGAGATTCTTCAGCGTAATTCTGATAATGTAGTTGCACCATTCGCATTAATTACAAATATTGATGTAACTAGAAATGAAATCATTGTAAATGGTCTTTCTGCATTTACTCCTCTGCAAGGTCTATACTATGATATTAGAAGAAAACTAAACAAAGCATCTAGTAACTATATTGAAATCAAAGGTGGTAATGATCAGGTCTTATCAGATGTACTCAATCTCTACAGTGAGACTGATAAGAATGCATATGTTGCATCTAATTCCCTACCATCATATGATCTTCCAGAAGAAGTAAAGATACAAACCACTATTTCTGATGATATTCAGAATGAATTGGAAGGGTATGTAGCAACAACCTTTGATTATGATACTATTATTGATGGTACTGGAAAAGAAATTCCATTTATTACTGGAGATGAGGTTGTTTATGATGCTGGCGGACATCCTCTTACTGGTTTAACTGAAGGAAATACTTATTTTATTGAGGTTATTAACAAAAACCCTGGTAAAATTAGATTATATCTTTCAAGAGGTCTAATCGGTCATAGTGCTAGTGCGGTTAGATTCAAACCAGATGGATTAGCATTTACCGCTACTCACAAATTCCTCAGGAAATCTCAGTTTGGTCAGAAGTTAGCTGCTAATGACATTCTAAGAAAGTTCCCACTTACTCAGAATTTATTCGTTTCTGGGACTGGTGAGACTGTAACTAACCAGGTTGGTATGCTTATTGATGGTGTCGAAATTACTACACCAATCTCAGGCGATGCGATTTACTATGGTCCAATCGATCAAGTTCAAGTTTTCAATGAAGGTGAGGGTTATGATGTTATCAATCCTCCTAATATTAAGTTAGACAGAAGCACTAATGGTGGAGTAGATGCTGTTGCAGAAGCAGTTGTTGAAGGTTCTGTTGATCAAATCTTAGTTGACCCACATCGTTTTGATATTGATGATGTTGTTTCAATATCACTAGTTGGTGGTAATGGAACAGGATGTAAACTTGAACCCGTTATGGGTACTAGATTTAGAGAATTAAATTTTGATAGTAGAGACATCTTCTTCTCTGGTGGATTATCCAAAGATGATGAAACTATTACTTTTAAAGAACCCCACTTCCTATCAAATGGACAAGTTGTTTTCTACAACAGTAACGGAAATAGCCCAATCGGCACTGGTCCATTTAAATCAAACAGTAATGTATCCACTGGATCACTTGCAACTGGTGCCCCATACAATGTAAGAGTTGTCAACTCTAGAACAGTTCAACTTTATGAGACTCGTAGTGATGCTCTCAGTGGTATCAATACCATTGGTATTTCAACCGCAACTAATGCATCTGGTATTCATAAATTCAGAACCGCTTCAAGAAGGGTACTCCAGTCTGTTAGAGTTATTGAACCTGGATCTGGATACTCTAATAGAAAGGTAAGAGCACTTCCAAAAGATGTTTCTCTCGCTTATGACACCATTCATTCCAAAAATCATGGATTCGGTCATGGTGATTTGGTAGAATATTCGATTAGTAATACTGGCACTACCAATAATTCTTCGTCAGTATACTATACAATCGGTCTTGAAAGTTGGACTAGCACACACAATGCACCAATATTGTTCACCCAGGCATTAAATGATGGAACAGGTGGTGGAAATCAAGCAGTGTGGTTACAAGATTACTATGATGATATTGTCGCAAATGGTGCTAATGCTACAGCAACTATTAAAACAGTTGATGCTGCAGGACATGCAGAATTTGCACAGCAAACTGCAGAGGGTGCCATACTTCAATCAGAAATAAGAAGCTTTATTGGTTCAAGTAATCCATCTGGTCCTATTGCAAACGCACAGTTCCCTATCGTCCCAGCAGATGGTGAAACTCATACCATTGATGGTACATCTTATCCAGTTATGGGTAAATTGTATGTACCCACAGGTGTCGCAGCAAGTTCTCTTGATGTTGTAGTTGTATTCCATGGCACAGTCGGATCTGGAAGCATTGCAGACGCAGCACAAACTGCACTTGATACTTTCCTGAATACAACCACTCTTAATGTAAGAGATAAGATCATCTTCGCTGCTGCATATCCTCAAGACCATATTTCTAGTTCACTCCAGTTTAATTTACCTGGTGTTGGTACAGAGACACCAACATTCCTAATGGGTGATAACCTTCCTTATGCAAGAGCGGCAGTTGGTTGGGTTCAAAATTCTTTGAATGCTTATATTGCATCCCAAGGTGGCACTAAAACTATCAACAATGTTTATCTGTTCGGTCACTCTCAAGGTGGTAAATTAGTCGCTAAGATTAACACTTTAGATACTGGAATTGCTGGTGTTATTTCAAATGCTCCTGGTCCTATTCAGTTTGACCAAACTTGCTCGACAGCAACTAACAACTATACCTGTGACAAAGTTGCTGCAATTCATGGTGCTCCTGGTGGTATTGGTGGATTAAATCTTAATAATCAATACTATGTAATTAAGATTGATGACGATTCATTCCGCTTAGCAGATGCTGGAACTACACAAAATATTGATAATTTTAAGAGAAATAATTATATAAACTTTACATCTCAAGGAACCGAACAGCATACATTTGCATATCCAGAAATTAAAGTAGAAGCAGAAGTTTCATTTAGTTCGACTGTTTCTGGTACTCTTAATTTTACTCCTGTTGTTACTGGTAAAATTGCGGATGTAAAACTATCCAACTCTGGAACAAAATATGGTTCTACAATTCTTAACCACACCAAAACTCCATCAGTATCTGTTGAAACTGGTGATGGTGGTGTTGTACGACTTATCATTGTCGATGGTAGAATTGATCAAGCTCAAGTTTTAAACAAAGGAAGAAATTATTTCTCAGTTCCAGATATCGTAGTTACTTCAACCGATGGTAAAACTGGAAATGGTGCGATTCTAAGAGCAGTAATAAATGATCTGCATCAATTGGAGGGCGTTAGAGTCATCAATCCTGGTATTGGATATGTTGATGCCCTTACAGAGGCAACTGTCGTATCTAGAGGTAAGAATTGTGTTCTTAATCCTAGAATCAGAAAACTTACTGTTGATTCTAGAATCAAAAATGGAAATTATGATGTAAGTTCTGCAGAAGACGGTCTAGCGTTAAGATCTATTGGTTATACCCCAACTATAGCAGATAGTTTTGATGATGTTGAATCAAGACATTCACCAATCATTGGATGGGCATACGATGGCAACCCAATTTATGGTCCTTTCGGATTTACCAATCCATCTGAGTTAGGTCCTAATGTAAAAATACTAAGCTCAGGATACTCACTAGATGCTTCTAATGTTGTTGATCGTCCTTCTACCAATGAATTTGCGGAAGGTTATTTTGTTGATGATTGGTCTTTTACTGGAAATGGCGATCTTGATATTCATAATGGCAGATTCTGCAAAACTAATGAATTCCCTAACGGAGTTTATGCATACTTTGCTTCCGTAACTAGAAGTACACAATCTAATGTGCTTGAACCTTCTTTCCCATACTATATCGGAAAGACTTACAGATCACCATATATCAGCGATAATTCTTCATTGAATCAGAAGTTTGATTTTAATAACTCTAAGTTGTCGAGAAATACTTTCCCATATAAGGTAGGTGATCAAAATGCTGATAATGACTTTATTATTGAATCAAATGAAACCCTAAGACAATTATCAACTATTGAAGCAATTACTGTTGGTGAGATTGATGATATTGTTGTATTAGATGGTGGTTCTTCTTATAAAGTTGGTGATGTAACCAGTTTTGATGATACTAATACCAATGGAACAGGTCTCCGTGCTCAAGTTAAATCATTAGTTGGTTTTGCAGTAACTGCACTTGAGACTGATCTTGATAGATATGAGAATGCAGTATTTAAGTGGATTGATGATCAAACTGTTGAAGCAACCTATCACCCATACTATGATTTCTTAGATGAAACTACCGTTAATATTTCTGGTTTAAACAAAACAGTAGTTCACCTGCAAGATACTTTTACGGTTGGTGTAAAGACTGAAACTATTGGTCTTGCAAAATCAATGACTGCTAATCCAGTAGTTACTGGAAGAGTTGAGGACATATATGTTGATAGGATTCCATCTACTGTTTCTGTAGGATCTACAATTAAGATCAATGATGATGAGTTAATCAGTGTTCTTAACATTTACCCAATTGGATCTATACTAAGAGTTAAGAGATTTGGTGTTGGTATTGCCCACACTTATGGATCCAAATTAGATCCATTAGCAAGAACTATTAGTATTCCAGTTCAGACTAAGAAATTCGAGTCTTCTATACAAGATAAGATATTCTTTAATGCACATCAATCTGTTGGTGTTGGAACCACTGCTGGTGGTGGTATTAGTGTTGAATATGTTGTTGGTGAGAGTAAATCTATCGTACCTATTCCTACAAGGCAGATTTATCTACCAAATCATCCATTCACTCATGGTCAAGAATTAAAGTTTGTTAAGAATGGCACTGCAACATCATTGCTAGTTGGTCCTGAGAGTGGTCCAAATGGTCTATTCAACATTCCAAATGTAACCACTGACATCTCAACAGTATATGTTGTCGATAAGGGACAGGATTATATTGGTATTACAACTATTAAATCTGGTATTGGTACTGTATCTGAAGGTTTGTTCTTCCATAGTAATGGTAGTGATGACTTTGAATATTATTTTGAATCTAAAAAACCACAAGTAATTGGTGATGTAGATTCTATCACCACAAAAGTATTCACTACTGTTGATGGTATCATCGCAGATACTCATGGTTTGGAAAACGGTGATAAAATTTCATTAAATGTTGTTCCTAGTACTATTGTTGGACTAGGAAGCACTGCACCTATATCATTATCATTTAATGAAGAACATCAGAAACTTCTAATAAACAAAACCGACTTTGCAGATTCTGACATCAACATTGTTGATTCTTCAATTTCTATCAATAACCATGGATATAGTACTGGTGATAGAGTTTTCTATACTGGAAATGCTGCAGGACTAATTCAAGGATCATATTACATTTACGAAATAAATTCCAATAAGTTTAGTTTTGGTCAAACTTTATCTGATGTAACTGCAGAACCAGCAAACTTGATTAATATTACATCTCAAGGATCTGGAACTCATAGTGTAGCATTAATCAACCCAAGACTAACTTCAACTAAAAATGGTTCTCTTGCTTTTGACTTAACCGATACTACATTACAGGGATATGAACTTAAGTTCTTCTATGATGAAGAATTCAAGAACGAATTTACTAGTACCAAAGATAATGATGTATTCAATGTAAGTGGTGTTGGTACTGCAGGTATTGGAACAGATGGAAGAGCATCTATTAAGTATAGTGGTTCATCTCCAACCAAGATTTACTATGGATTAGAAAAAGCAGGATATATTAGTACTGCAGATAATCTAGTACAAAACAATTCTCAAATTCAATTTGTTGAGAGTGCTTATAATGGTGACTATTCTATCTTTGGTATTACTACTAATACCTTTAATGTTTCTCCTAGAAACATGCCCGAACTTCTTTCTTATGTTGAAGATCAGTGCGAAACTATTGAATACTCCACAGAATCAACTGCAGTTTCTGGTGCAATCAAAGATCTAAGAATTATCTCTAAAGGTCAAAATTATAAGCAAGTTCCTAGATTTGAAGAAGTAGTCAGTGTAAATGGAAATAATGCTAACATTGTTGCACTTTCAACTTCTATTGGTAGAATTGATAGAGTAAGAATTGTTGATGTAGGATTTGAATATCCATCAGATAAAACTCTAAGTCCAGAAGCATTTGTTTCACCTACCGTTAGAATTGACGATGTAGATGTTATTAAAGAAATCAATGTCATTGATGGTGGTAGAGAATATCTATCTGCACCAGATCTAATTGTATATGATCCAGAGAAGAATGAAATCGTAGATGAGTCATCACTACTTGCTATTACACCTAACCAAGCGGTTTCTGAAGTTGAAATTATTGCACCTATTCAAGGTTTGAATTCGGTTAACCATAGAGTAATTGCAATTAATAACTCAAATGGTGTTGGTATTTCTTCCATGGAAGGCGGTGTTGGTATTGTTACTTGTAATCTAGAAACACCAATCAATGGATTTGCCATTCAACCTTTTGCAGTTGGTGATGAAATCTTTGTAGAGGGTATTGAACTTTATGGTGAAGATGGTCTTGGAATTGTAGGAAATACAAATCCTGGTGGTATAACCACTGGAACTGGTTTCAACTCTGAAAATTATAACTATCAATTCTTTAAAGTTACTGAATATACTCCATCAAATCCAGCTATTCTTAAGTTTAGTATTGCAGGACTAACTACTAACCCTGGTATTGCTAAGACTTTCCAGTCTGGTTACGCAACCATCGTTAATAAGAAAAATTATCCTCAGTTTAATGTTGTTCAGGAAAGAGGTTTATTCTTACTTAAAGAAAAACTATATGTACTGAAAGACACTGGTAAGTTTGAACTTACCGATTTAGAAGTTGTTAATAGTAGAGATGACTTCATTAAGATTGATGGTATCTTCCCAATAAGAGCAGGTGACAGAGTTAGAGGTGCTAATAGTAATGTTAGCGCAACAATTACTGATATTGTTGATAATCAAGCAAAATTCATTGTTGATTATGCAAGTCGCCAGGAAATTGGATGGGCAGATAATGTCGGTAAACTAAGTGAAGATTTCCAAGTTGTTCCCGATAACAACTACTTCCAGAATCTATCTTATTCTATCAAGAGTCCAATCACTTGGGATCAATTAGTAAATCCAGTTAACAGACTTGTACACCCAGCTGGTTTAAAGAACTTTGCTGATGTTGGTATTACATCATCCATTGATGCTGGATTTAGGAATGTACCAGAAACTGATCCTGTTATCGTAATCGATGTTATTGGTGATAAGAGAGTTGATACTATCAATAACTTTGACTTTGCTAGAGATTATGATGCTCGCCCAGATGTCAATCCAACGAAATCTAAGTTTGCTACTTTTGATAACATTAAGTTAACCGACTTTACTCTATGTAAGAGTAATAGAGTTCTAATACATGATGATATTAGCGGATCTTTTGCAAGTAAAGGTTTCCAAGATGTCTTTACTGAAATTGAAGAAGTTGAGAAGAACTACGCCAAGTATCTGGTTCAGATTGTAGATGCCGATACTTTAAATGTTCAAATATCTGAACTTGTAGTTCTAACTACAACCAATGATGCTATCTTAATTGATAGAACCAGTGATTTCTCTTCAATTGAGTTAGGTGAATTTGAAGCAACTTCTGACTCTTTCTCCAGAAAAGCACTTAACTTTAAACCAGTTGAAAAATACAATAGAGATCATGACATCAAAGTATTAAAAACCGACTATTCTTCAAATGCACTCATCAATGGTGAAAAGAATATTGGTAATGTCAAATTATTTGCTGCTAATGTAAAAGTTGCAATTGCACAAACCGATACTAATGATGATATAGTTGGATTTACTACAACTACTATCGCATCATTTAACGATACTGAATTCCGTGGTTTTGTTGCTGATGTTCTAGTACAGGATGATATCACTAGAAAGTTCAGTTATGCTGAAGTTACCGTAGACTTTGATGGTACTGATGTTTACTATGCAGAATCCTATGTTGACTCTTCAAATGAAGGTTATAGTGCATCTAGAGTTGGTGTTCTAACTGCACGATATGATTCAAATGCTGGTAAAGTATTCTTTGAATGTGAAAACCAGACAAAGAGAATTATCAATCTTAATTCCAATATAGTTGGATTAGCAAACACCTCTGTTGGTGTTGGTACTCATAGATTTGCAGTTCCTGGTCAACCAATTGGTGCAGAAAGAAGTGCTAGATTAGAATCTACAAACTTTAAGTCACCCAATGGTGATAAAGTTCTCATCAGTAGAATCGATAACACAAAAGATAGTTCAGTTAAATCAATCTTTAAAGTTAGTACTGCATCTGGTGAGTCTTCAATTCATCAGGCAATCTTCCTACAGAATGATGGTGCAGTAACTTCTATTCAGTATCCGTTTACTGGTAAAGATAGCACTGGTATTGGCACGGTCGGTTCTCAGATTGTTGGTGATTTTAGTGAATTATATTTCTACCCAGATATTGCAGTTACTGATGAGGTAGAAGTACAGGCATACAACACTATATTCAATACAATTCCAGACTTCTTCAATACTCCAGATCCAATTACTATTGGTCCTGCTGAAACAAGACTGTTCTTATCCGCTTATGATGGTGTAAATGGCACTAGAGCAAATAAGATCAACTTCCCAATTACCCATAAGGGAGATCCTGTTTATGGTAAGTTCTGGAATCCAAATGATACAAATCAAGTAAATTATGAAACTGGTGAGATCACCATACCCAATCACTTCTTTAATACAAATGAAGAACTTGTTTACACGCCTGGTTCTACATTCGTTGGTGTCGGTTCTACTGCAGTTTCTATTGGTTCTACTACTAATCACGCTGGTATTGTAACTGATATTATGCCTGAAAAGGTATATGTCAAAGTATTCAATGAGAACAAATTCTTCCTCTACAGTAGACCAGAATATATTAATACTGGAGTAGCAATTACTTTCACTGGAACAGGTGAGGGCAATGCTCATAAGTTTGATATGACCCAGAAACTAACCAAAACGGTTATTGGACTGGATGGTATTGTTCAGCAACCCATCACATTTACTTCAATCAAACATAGTATAAGAGATTCTATTGGAATTGGAGTTTCTCAGTTTGTTCTAAGTGGTATTAGTTCTGTTCAACCAAGAGATGTACTTAAGGTTGGTCCTGAGTACATGAAGATTGAACAGGTTGGATTCTCCAGTCTACCCCAAGGAACTATTAATGATTCTGATGATGTAGCTGCTGGTATATGCACCCTACCAGTGGTTAGAGTGAGAAGAGGATCTTTGGGTATCGCAGCAACAACACACCTTGCTGGTGCCGATGCTAGGGTGCATAGAGGATCCTTTAACATCGTTGATAGTACCGTATGGTTCCTAGATCCACCAAAGGGTAATTCAAGAGCCAGAAGAGATGATAGTAATCTCCCTTATGTCAAGGCAGAGTTCTCTGGAAGAACTTTCTTAAGACAGGATTATACTACCAATATGATATTTGATGATATTTCTGATACCTTCACTGGTGTTGGAAAGACTTATACAATGACTGTTGGTGGCGCTAATACCGAAAGCGGTGTTGCAATTGGTAACGGTATTGTATTCATCAATGGTGTATTCCAAACTCCACTAACTCTGAATAATGCAGGTAACAATTACGAACTAATAACCACACCCGCAGGTGGAAGTGGAATTTCAAGTGTTGTATTCACTGGTATTAGTTCTGAAAATGGACAACCAATGCAGTCTCAGTTTGATATTAACCAGAATCAACTACCAAGAGGTGGTCTGATTGTTTCTCTAGGATCAACTCCTGGATTGGGTTATGCACCTCTAGTTGGTGCAAATGTCAAAGCAAATCTTGAGGAAAATCCTTCCAATAAGTTTGCTGCTAATTCAATTACTAGCATTACAGGTATTCCAACTACTTCAAATGTTAAGTTAGGCATTCAAACTGCGGCATATGATTTTAGAACTGGTATTATCACAGTTACAACAAATGCTGTACATGGATTTGCTCTTCAGCAACCATCCACTGTTCAATTGGATAGATTAGAGTTCTCCTGCTCTTCAGAACATGCTGGTGTTACTACTACATTCTTCCAGGATCATGATAGAGCACTTCCAATTGTTGGAATTATTTCCGCAACCACCTTTGAAGTTAATGCGGGAGTTTGTACAATTAATCATGTCTATGAAGGTGGTGGAGATGTAATTCCATTCTTCAACGATCTAACTTTCGGTTCTGGTTATAGAGATCCAGTTGGTATTGGACTAACTGATATTGAATTTGAACATAAGTTCATTAAGTCCGTAGGAAATGCCATTACAATCAATGGATCTATAAATTATTCTCCAACAAAAGTTGATTACAGATCATCTACTGGTGAACTAATCGTAACTGTCAATGATAATCATACTATTGCTAAGGCAACTGAGCATACTGTTACTTTCTCAACTTATGATCCAGTTGCTGGTACTGCAACATTCACTGTAGGAAATCATGGTTTCTCCAACGGAGATTTTGTAAAAATCAAGGATAACAGCATCAGATATAAGTGTACTATGGATGCAGACATCCTTAACCCAGGTGGTGTTTCTGTTCATGCTTATCCTAGAGTTACTGATCCTATCAGTGGTAGATGGGTTCCTATTTCTAATGTTACTGCAAATGAATTTACAGTAACCGTTGGAACATCTCCATTGGTGTCATTCACTCCAACTAACGCATTCTATGACGAAAACACTGGAATGGTTGAGTTGCAAATTGGTCAGCACAACTTAAAACCAGGAACTAATATTAAACTTGCAAATGGTTCCATATTGTTTACTTCTGATAAGGATGACAATACTACCACAGAAGCATATCCTAGAGTTGGTGACCCTTCAAGAGACACTTCAATTCTAATTGAATCGGTAACTCCAACTACAATTGTAGTTAAACTAACAAATCCAGTACCAGTTGGTATTAACAAAATCAGATACACTTTTGCAAGTGCCTCTGCAGATTCAGTTTCTACTGGTGGTGACTATGCTCACTCATTCTTCACCGCAGATACTAATGGTTTACTAAGAGCAGTAGATACCGCTACTATTGCAACCAATTCACTGGTATTCACCTGTGATAGAGATGATCACGAATCTGAGCATCCATATCCTCGTTCCACTGATCCAGCTGCAGGTGTAACATTAGGTATTGAAGATACTTCATTCAACACCATTACCTTAAATGTTGGTACTGGTGGTGGCGGTGGTACTGGAGCAATCTTAGATGCCGAAGTCGGTACTAATAAGCATAGATTTGTAAGTGCTGATCCTAATTCTGTTTCTATCGATGGTGGTGGCAATCTCAGCCCAACTGATGCAACTTATGATCCAGCAACTGGAGAACTAGTTGTCACTGCAGCATCTCATGGTGTTGGTAGTGCAACAACTGTAACTCCAACTGCAGCAACTTATGTAAGAAACACTGGTAATTTAACCCTCACTGTAGCAAATCATGGTTTCCAAGTTGGAGATAAGATTCTAATTGAAGATAACAGTTTGGTATTTACCTGCACTAAGGACTTTAATCAAACTGAACATTCTTATCCAAGATCCACTGATTATGCAAGTGGTAAGTGGTTGACAATTGCTAATGCAACTACAAATACTTTCAGAGTTAATGTAAATCCATCACCATCTGCTGAACAGTATACTCATACATTTGTAAAGGCACAATATAATGGTTCTGTTCTTAAATCTAATGGTGCTGTTACTATTGCTGGTGGTTCTATGGTATTCACCTGTGCTCAGGATGCATATCAAACCCTACATCCATATCCAAGAACCACTGATCCAGCATATAACACTCTATTACCTGTAGGTAAGACTACAACGAATACTATTCGTTTAATGGTTGGTAAGTCACCCGCAGGAACTGGTGGAGCACTTGAATTTACTCTCAAGGGATATGGTGCTAGATTTGTGAACCCAGATATCACAACTCCTGAACCAAATTATGAAAATATGCCTATTGTAGGTATTTCTAGACTTGGTGTTGGTAAAACCACTGATACTGGAAGCAACTTACTCATGAATCTGGATGTAACTCAAGGATCAACTAATGTTGGTACTGGTAGAAGTTTCTTTGAAATATCTAAGTTCCAAATCGCAAGAGAAGGTCATTCTTTTGCAATCGGAGATAAGTTTACTCCTGTTGGTTTAGTAGTTGATAAGAGACTACAAAAACCACTTGATAGATTTGAATTAGAAGTTGTCAATACTTTCAACGACTTCTTCTCCGCTTGGCAGTTTGGTGAACTTGATTTTATTGATGATATTGCACAATTACAAACTGGATCTAGAAAGAGATTCCCACTATTCCGCAATGGACAACTTCTAAGTTTTGAAGTTGATGAAGAATCTCCACTAGGAGAAAGCATTGATTTGAATGCTGTTCTAGTAATCTTTGTAAATGGTGTTCTACAGACTCCAAACTATGCATATCAATTTGAAGGTGGCACCACATTCCAGTTTACTGAAGCTCCTTCAACAAAAGATAAGGTTGATGTATTCTTCTATAAAGGTACTGACGGTGTTGATGTTGAAATTGTTAACATCAATGAAACTATTAAAGTTGGTGATGATATTAGAATTAGAAGAAGTGATACTGAAACTAACACTCAAGAACAGATTACTGACAGAATAATTAAAGATATTAGAGGATCTGACCTGGTAGAAACTACCATGTATAGAGGTCCTGGTATCACTGAAACCATTTCAAGACCTGTTGACTGGACTAAACAGAAAGAAGATAGAATTATTAAGGGCGATCTAATCTCTAAAGCAAGAGAAGTTATCGAACCCCAAATCTATCCAACTGCTAAAGTTATTGGTGATATTAAAGTTGATACTGGTATTGGTCTAAATGGTGGTATTTTCGTTGATGATGCTGAAGCATTCTTCTATGAGGATCTTGCAAACCCAGCATTAGAATCTGAAGATCGTTATGGTGTAAATATCACTGCTGTTGATGCTATTCTATTCGCCCATTCTGAATTTGAACCAGCAGTAATTAGACCTGAAGTTAACTTCACAGGTCAAGTTGATAATTATGTGATTGATAATGCTGGAAATGGTTATGTCGGTGCAGCAGTTACCTTACACATTGGAGCACCAATTGGTGTTGGTATTGGAACCACCGTTAGAGATCAGTTTGCAGTTGCTGGTGTTTCTACCTTTGCTGCCGCAACAGCAAATATTGTTAATGGAAAAGTTGATAGTGTTACTATTGATAATGTTGGATTTGGATATACCAATACAAGTCTACCAGGTGTAACATTAACCAGAACACCAGTTAAGTATGAAAAACTACTATCTTACAACAATGTTGAAGGATATACTGGAATCATCACTGGTATTGGTACTGCAGTTGGATCTGCAGGTGCTGGATCACTTGCATTGAAGTTCTTCTATACTTCACTAAAATCCAATGCCAATAAACTACAAGTTGGTTATCCAATACTAATTAAAGATACTACTATCTCTGTTGGTGCTGGATTGACCAGTGTTGATGGTGCTGATAGCAATATTGTTGCCATTGGATCTACTTTCTTAGATAATATCTACAAAGTATCTTCCTTTGTTCAGGCAACTGACTTCCGCGCAGAAATTACTTGCGATATTCTTAGCAATACAGAAGAAGCAGTTGGTCTCGCATCTACTGGTTTCTATAATCCAACCAATATTGGATTAACAACTTCTCTAGGTACTATATCTTGGGGAAGAATATATAACGGTGAAAGAGATTCTAATCCAATCTCTATTGGAGTAACTGGACTAACTGTTGACGCTGGTTTATCAACTTTCCCAACAATTCAGAGAAGATACTTCCAAGGTCTCAACTCTGAGTTTGGATTGAGAAACAGTGGATCAATTAGAGTGGTTACTGGACTATAGTATTTCGTCTATAAATAAAGAAAAATTGTCAAAAGACTAAGTTAATAATCATGCCAGCAATTGTTACTGATCAGTTTAGGATCCTAAACGCAAATAATTTTGTAGAATCAGTAGAGTCTGATCAAAATTCTTACTATGTCTTTATTGGATTACCAAACCCAACTGGTTTACCAGAACCTAGTAGTTTAGTAGGGTATGGTAGATCTGAGGGGTGGAACGATACTGGAACTACTCCTTCACCTATTGATAGTTTCTCTGATATTGCCCATGTTGGTGATACCATGATGTATGGTAAGAGGATTGCCTCTGCCAACATTAGAAGAATCATTAAAAGAGTTGATTGGACCGCAGGTACAAAGTATGAAATGTATCGTGATGATTATTCAACCAAGAATACTAGTCCTATCAAAGATTCTAGTAGATTATATGGTGCAAATTACTATGTAATGAATTCTGACTTCAAAGTATATGTTTGCATTTCTAATGGTTCAACTGGAGATAATCCAACTGGTAATATTTCTCAAGATGAACCAACTTTCTCAGATTTAGAACCATCTAGAGCTGGTACTAGTGGTGATGGATATCTTTGGAAGTATTTGTATAGTGTATCTCCATCTGATATTATCAAGTTTGATTCTACTGAGTATATTACAGTTCCAAATGATTGGGCAACTACAAATGATGCTCAAATAAAGGCAATCAGAGAGAATGCAGATTCAACTGTAAACAACAATCAAATCAAGCATGTTTATATTGATAAACCAGGTGGTTTATATGCTGATGGATTAGGTCAAGAAGTTGACATCATAGGTGATGGAACTGGGGGTAAAGCTAGAGTTGATATTGTTGGTGGAAAGATCATCAATGTCATCGTTAGTTCTGGTGGACAAGGATATAGTTATGCAATGGTTGATCTTGGTGCATTACAAAATGCTCAGCACCCTGCACACTTGAGAGCAAAACTAGTTCCAATTATCCCACCTAGTTTGGGTCATGGTCATGATATCTACAAAGAATTGGGAACTGATAGAGTTCTAATTTATGCAAGATTTGACGATTCTACTAAAGACTTCCCCTCTGATACCAAATTTTCCCAAGTTGGTATTGTGAAGAATCCAACTAAAGTTGGTACTGCAATCACTTATGTAGATCCTACTTTCTCTTCCTTGGAAGCATTTATGTTCACAGAAGATTCTGTGGGATCCAACATCCCCAAAATTGGTGAGCGTATTACTCAGACATTAACCAGTGGCAGAATTGCTCAAGGTTATGTTGCTTCATATGATAAAGAAACTAAGGTGATGAAGTATTTTAGAGATCGTTCTCTAAACTACTCAACACCTAATAATGATCAAACTGATTATGCTGGCATTTCAACTGCTGGTAGAATCTATGCGTTTGAATCTAGTGGAAGTAGTATCAAAGGTGATCAATCCAGTTTTACTGCGACTATTAATACCAATTTCTCAGGTATTACTACAAATCCAACTGGAACTAAATTGATTAATTTGGGAATATCATTCTCTGGTGGGTTATCAAATAATGAGATAAATAAAGGATCAGGGGAAATTGTTTACATTGACAATAGACCCATTATTGCTCGTAATGAGCGCCAAAAAGAAGACGTTAAAATCATCCTGGAATTCTAAAAAATGCCACAAAAGACTAATTTAAATATAAGTCCTTATTACGATGATTTTGATAAGGCGGATAATTTTTATAAGGTTCTTTTTAAACCTGGGTTCCCTGTTCAAGCTAGAGAACTAACTGGTTTACAATCGATTCTTCAAAATCAAATAGAATCGTTCGGTAGTCATATTTTTAAAGAAGGATCCATGGTTATTCCAGGATCTGTTACTTATGATAGTACATATTTTTCCGCAAAGGTAAATCCAGATCATCTCGGCATTGATGTCACGATTTATCTTGATGCATTAATTAATAATAACAATGGTAAGGGAACCAAGATTGTTGGTCAAAGGTCCCAAATTGAAGCAACTATTAAAAATTATATCCTCCCACCAGATGAGGGTGTTGATGATATCACTATTTTCCTTAAGTATACTTCATCAGGAAAAGACGGTGAAAGCGTACAATTCCCTAATGATGAAATCATAGTTCTCAAAGAAAATGTTACCTATGGTAACACTACAATTAATGAGGGAGAAACTATATTAACACTTCTTGCACAAGAAGCAACTGCTATTGGTTCTGCAGTTGGTGTTGATAATGGTGTATATTTTATGAGAGGAACCTTTGTAGATGTCACTAAGGATTTGGTTGTCTTAGAACCATATTCCAATAAACCATCATACAGGGTTGGATTTGAAATTTCAGAAACTATTGTATCATCAAATGATGATCCAGATTTGAATGATAACGCTAGAGGTTTTACTAACTATGCAGCACCTGGTGCTGATAGATTTAAGATTTCAGTAAAACTCGCAAAGAGACCTCTTTCGGATTTTGAAGATACGAACTTTATTGAGCTAGTTCGTGTTAGAGATGGTGAGATTAAGAAATTACAGAATACTTCTGTCTATAGTGAAATTGACAAGTATCTTGCTAAGAGAACATATGAAGAATCTGGCAACTATGCTATCAACCCATTCAATGTTAGAGTTCAAAACTCATTAAACGATTTAATTGGATCTAACGGTTTATACACTGAAGATGAGAAGACGGATCAGGGAAATGATCCCAGTGAAGATCTTATGTGTATCAAACTCTCTCCAGGTAGAGCATATGTGAGAGGATTTGGTGTTGATATTACTGGAAATAAAGTTTTAGATGTTGAAAAACCAAGAGATACTAAAACTGTTGATAATAAGTCAGTCCCATTTAGAATGGGAAGTTTGCTCCAAGTAAACAATGTACAAGGAACTCCTTGGATCAACATTGGCGGAGTAAATGCAAATACAATTGATCTGTACAGTCAAAGAAAAGGTGGAGCTACTGGTAATCCAACCAATGGTCCTTCAGGATCTAAGATTGGTGAGGCGCGTGTATATTCATTTAGTGTAACTGACGCTTCTTATACTAACGAATCTACTATTTGGGATTTACATTTATATGATGTTCAACTATATCAAAATATAACAGTTAGTAAGTATAATAATATTTCTGCACCCATAGGAAGTCGTGTTAGAGGTCTAAGTAGTGGTGCAATTGGTTATATTGCATCAAATCCAAACCCAGATGAACTTGATATTACCCAGACTACTGGAACTTTCATTCAAGGTGAACGACTAATCTTTAACGAAGAGGAAAAATCCGAAAAAGCATCTGTAATATCAGTTCGTGTATATGATGTATCTTCAATCAAATCTGTTTATCAGAATTCAAATTCACTTAATTCAAGTTTGAATGCATTTAGTGCAGACTCTGTTCTACATGACAGAGTTCTACCAAACTTCTCACTAACTGACATTATTAATGTCACCAATAATGGAGGAAATACTACTGCTACTTCACCTCGTAGAAGATTTTCTGGTGCTAGTGTTGGTTTAACTACTGATTCAATTATTGGATATACTGATAAAGCTGGTGGCACTTCATTAGAAACTTTCCATAGAGTTTCTGGTATTTCTGAAGATGGTGTTACTCTATCTGTAGTTGATGTACCTGGAGTTCAGGATGTCAACCTTGGTGATCTCCCATCTACAGGTGCTGAACTATCTGGTATCTTTAGAGTAAAAGTACCCAAGATTATTAATTATAATAATTCTGGTCTATACAGCTTACTACCAAAAACTAATGTAGCATCTGTTGATCTATCCAATTCCAATTTAGTTATCAACAAACAACTAACAGATAAAACTGTTTCTGCTACTGGTACTTTATCTTTTAGGACTGAAGAATTACTAGATGCTCAAGTTGGAGTTACTAGTGCTTTCTTTGAACCATTTGACGCTGAAAGATATTCAATTCACTATACTGATGGTACAATTGAACCACTAACTGCAGATAAAGTTATTATCACCAATGGTGGTAACGATATTGCATTCACTGGACTTGATGGTATAAACAAATCTTGTACTGTTAACTGCACTCTAAAGAAAGTTGGTCTCAAATCCAGATCAAAAGATTATGCTAGAAGTGTAAAAGTAGATGTAACTAGAACTGTTGGTGTCTCTACAAACTCTGGTCTATCTACTAGTAAGTATTATGGTTTGAGAATTGAAGATAAAGAGATTTCACTCAATGTACCAGATGTTGTTAAAGTTCGTGCAATTTATGAATCTAAAGACAATGGTGCAGTCACACTAGATCGTTTAACTTTTGTTTCTGGATTATCACTAGATGTAAATTCAGTTGTTGGTGAGAAAATTGTAGGTAAAAATAGTAGAGCAATTGGACAGATTGTCAATAGACTATCTGGTGGCACTGAAATTGAATTTGTTTATTTAAATGCAAACAGATTTGAAAAGGGAGAATCTGTTGAATTTAAAGAATCCAATATTAAAGCAAATCTGCAGAATATTACCACAGGTAATTTTACTGATAGAACAAATAACTATGATTTGGATAAGGGTCACAGAAAACAATATTGTGATTATTCCAGAATCATTAGAAAAGAAGGTTCTGCGGTCCCATCAAATAGACTTCTAGTTATTTTTGACCACTATGTAACTCAGAGTACAACCACTGGAGATGTATTCACTGTCAATTCATATACTAAGGAAAGATACACGAAAGATATTCCAAGAGTAGGTGGTTCAAGAGCGTCTGATATTATTGATTTCCGCCCAAGAGTGAAGGAATATGTTCCTGGTGCTCCTGGTGTAGATAAATCACCATTCCACTTCGATTCAAGAACATTTGAATCCGATAGTAGATATGTTGTTGCCCCAGGAGAATCTTCAGTCTTAGGTCTAAGTTTCTATCTACCTAGAATCGATAAACTTGTTATCAATAAGTTTGAACAAGCAAAACTAATCAAAGGTGTTTCTGCAGAAAATCCTGCTCCTCCAACTGAGATTGGTGATAGCATGGAGGTTGCTGAAATCACTCTTCCACCATATCTTTATGATCCAGTATTTGATCCAAATATTAGATTATATGACAATCGCCGCTATACAATGCGCGATATTGGAAAACTTGAAAAAAGAATTGACAATCTAGAAACATTTACTTCACTATCTTCTCTCGAATTAGATACTAAATCACTGCAAATTACTGATGCAGATGGATTAGATAGATTCAAAACTGGATTTGTTGCCAATGATTTCAAAGATAGGAAGTTCATTGATTTCAACCAAGCAGAAGGATCTAGATGTGATGTCGATGTAGTCAACAAAGAGTTAATTAGTGCTGTTGATTTTTGGTCAATCAAGGCAGATTTAGCATTTGATCCTTCAATTGATACTGAAACTGCAGATACTAATGCAAACCTAAAACTACTTGATGCAAATTGCCAAAAAACTGGTGACTTGATTACTCTTAAGTATAAAGAAGTTAAGAGTGAGCTCAAGAACTTACAAGCAACTAGGGTAGAAAATATTAACCCATTCAATGTTCTTGTTTTTGCTGGTAGTGTTGTTCTAGATCCACCAACTGATAACTGGGTAAGAACCATTTATCATAATGATTATAGAATAGAATCTAGTGGTGCAAAATGGGTTGAACGCTCTAATGTTATTTCTGATACGACTAATGTTGATGTTGATAGAGACAGATCTGAAAGAGAAGTTATCGCTGATCAAGATGTCTTTAGAGGAAATCATACTGACATAACCAGAACCAAAACGACTACAACTACCAGAAGAGTAGAAACTGAATTCACTAGTAATCTTAAAGGACCTACCAGAGAATTTGATTATGTAGAAAGTGTTAAGATAAGTGGTCAGACTGATCCATTCATGCGTTCTAGAAATGTTGCCTTTAGTGCAAATGGTCTAAAAGCAGCAACTAAGCACTATGCTTATCTTGATAGTGGTATCCCCGATCTCTTCCCCAAATTGATTGAAATCAATATGGTTTCTGGTACTTTTAGTAATAGAGAACCAATTCAAGTTCTTGATGCAACCACAGGTAGAAGAATCGCTAGAGCAAAACTACAAGCACCTGCTCATAAGTATCATGATACTAGTCCAGAAGCAGTTCCTATTGGACAAGCAAATGGTAGTGCTGAAAAGTATCAAGTAGATCCCTTTGATAGAGATAGACCAGCACCTTCATTTAACTATTCATCTACTTCTAAGTTGTTGAATATTGATATTATTGCTCTAGCAAATGATGAATCTTACTCTGGTTATGTAGTCAAGGGTGCAAAGATTGTTGGTGAGCAAAGTGGTGCTTGTGCAACGGTTTCTAATGTTGATCTAATATCAGATAACTGGGGAGATATCTTAGGTACTTTCTTCTTGAGAGATGCTAATCAAAATCCACAACCACCAGTTCTATTCTATGCTGGTACTAAGACTTTCAAAGTAACTGCAGCACCTGCAGGAACTAAAGTTCTTCCTGGTAGTACTGCACTTGCTTCCGATGCAACTGCTACTTACACTGCAACAGGTACTATTCTAGAACAAGAAACCAGCACTGTTGGAGTTAGAAATCCACCCCCACCAGCTGCAAGACCAAATGAAGTTACTACTAGTGTTTCAGTAAATGTTGAATCTAAGACTGAAAGAATTGAAGCACCTTATAGAGATCCTTTAGCACAATCTTTTAGAGTTGGTGAAACTGGTATGTTCCTGACATCAATTGATGTCTACTTTGGAACTAAAGATCCTAGTCAAAAGGTCTTTGTTGAAGTTAGAGATGTTGAACTAGGAACTCCAACTAACTTCCTAGTACAGGATTATGCACAAACTTTCTTAAATCCCGATGATATTGTAACCTCTGAAGATGCTTCTGTTGCAACAAATGTTAAATTCCCATCACCAATCTTCTTAGAAGGTGGAAAGGAATATGCAGTTGTATTCTTATGCCCAGCATCCGATTTATATGAGATGTGGTGTTCCACAATGGGTGAGAAAACTGTTCTAACTAAAAATCTACCTGATGCTGAGGCTGTCCTCCATACTAAGCAGTATACTGGTGGTTCACTATTTAAATCACAAAATGGTACGATCTGGACTGCTAGCCAGTACCAAGATTTAACATTCCAACTATATCAAGCAGAGTTTGAGAGGAGTGGTACTGTAACATTCTATAACAGCCCAGTTGAAGGTGGCAGTGAGAATGTCCAAAGACTTGCTGATAATCCAATTAGAACTCTTCCCAGAAAACTAAAAGTTAAGGTTTCTAACCTTTCTATTAGTGATGCACCTGTTGGAAGAAAAGTCAGTACTGGACACCCAGATGATCCTGAAGATGGAAGTGTAACTGGTATTGTAGAACAGGTTGCAGGATCTATTGATACTAATGAACAACCTAAGATTGTATCTGGTGGTACTGGATATCAATTTGCAAATGAAACTGCTTCTGGTGGAAACTTTGTTGCTACTGCTGTTCCTCTAAAATCAAGTAATGGTGATGGATCTGGAGCAACCGCAACTCTCACAAGAGATGCTTCAGGTAAAATTATTAATATCGGATCTATTACTACTGGTAGTAGATATGTAGTTGGTGATGAAATCATTATTGACAATTCAACTAATATCTTAAAAAGAGGTGCTGGTGCCAAATTTGCTGTGAATAGTATTTCAAGTACTTTGGATACTATCTACTTGACAGATGTTCAAGGTGCTACATTTAAGGCAGGACAACCAATTATTCATTATGGAGTAAATAATGATATAAGACAGACAGCAAGTGGTGCTGCAACTGTTGACATTACTGATTCTGAAGTTCTAGGTGATCTCTACACTGGTAATGTAATTGAAATTATTCAACCAAATCATGCACACCATGCACCAAATAACTTGGTTAGAATCAATAACATTAAACCAGATTCTGTAGCAACTCAAATTACTGGTGATCTCGCCGTTAGTGGAACTACTGTATCTGTGGCGAGTACTTCACCATTTGTAAATTTTGCAGGTGTTAGTACTGATCGCGGAGAAGCACTAATTGGAAGTGAAGTTGTTTCTTATATTGTTGGTTCTGGTACACTTTCCATCTCTGGCAGAGGACTAGAAGGAACATCCGCTTCTTCTCACTCCACTGGAGCAAATATTCAATCTTATCAATTAAATGGTTTCCCCTTGGCAGGTATTAACACTGTAACTGAGTTGCCAGTTAATACTACTCTAAGAAATGAATCAAATATTGATAATTACTTTATTGAGATTGATAGAGGAACTGGTCCAAGATCTGATAATGTTGCTGATAATCCTGCTTTACTTTGCTTCCAAAGCGAAAAAGCAGTAGGTGGAAATGAGGCACACATTTCACAAAATCATCAGTTTAGATCTTTATCTCCACAATTTAATGTCATCACACCAGGTTCTGGTACATTTGCATCTGCTTCAATCAGAACTATTAGTGGAACAAGTGCTGGTGGAAATGAAATTTCTTTCCAAGATCAAGGATTTGAACCAACTATTCTAAATGAAACGACCTTCTTCCCAACTCCAAGAATGGTTGCATCTGTTGATAATGAGGCACAGCGCCTTGATGGTATGCCTAAGAACAAGTCACTTGCATTGAAAGTTGACATGACTTCTACTGATAAGAATCTCTCACCTGTTCTTGATGTTAAGAATGCAACTTTTGTTATGGGTAGAAGTAAAATTAATGCACCTGTTGATAATTATGTTACTGATACTAGATCTACCAGAATTGATAATGATCCCCACGGATCTATCTTTGTCACAAATCAGGTAAATCTAAGTCAACCAGCAACTTCACTCAAAGTTTTACTTGGTGCAAATGTACAATCTGAAGCTGACTTTAGAGTTTATTACAGATTGTTCTCCTCAAGTTCTAGTGAAGTTTCTTCAACTTATAGATTATTCCCAGGTCATAAGAATCTACTAGATACTGATGGTGACGGATTTGGTGATCAGATCATTGATCCCGCAATGAACGATGGATCTGCAGATGCTCTTGTTAGTAAGAATGGTGCAGATGATTTCTCAGAATATCAATTCACTGTAGATAATTTAGAACCATTTGATGGATTTACTATCAAAGTTGTAATGTCATCTACTAATGAATGTGTTCCCGTTAGACTTAAGGACTTTAGAGCGATTTCACTAGCATGATACCAGTTAATGGACACAAAGACCTGTTTCGAGATCCAAAAACAGGTGCTATTTTAGATACCAATACTTCTGGATACTCAGCATATGTATCCAGAAGGAACAAAAAATTGGACGAAAGAGCCGAACTAGATGAAATGAGGAAAGATATCGATGAGATTAAATCTTTACTTCAACAGTTGGTTAATCACAAACTATAAATAATAGATAGATTCTTGAATTGCTTTTTATAAATGGCAGATATTAAGGTCAGAGTTGGGCAACAAAACGCAGTAAAAGTTATTTCATCGCTTGCTGGTGCTCAAGGTTTGTCCTTAGCCGAATTAAGCGATGTTAATGCATCGAATTTGCTCAATGGGATGGTTTTAGTTTACAATGCGGCAACCCAAAAATGGGATGCGACACTTACCCTCACGCCTGGCGCGACACAGAATTTAGACATTAACGGAGGAAATTTCTGAAATGGCAAGTATTATCAGGATTAAAAGATCCTCTGGTACTAACAAACCCGCCAGTCTAAACTGGGGTGAAATGGGTTA